ATTTGGCACAGGTAAGTTTCCTATCGGTATTAGTGAAACTAAAATACCTGAGGGTGAAAGAGAAGATGCCCATTTAGATTTTCAAAATCCACAACCCGGTATCGAAACTTCACAACCTGAGCAAATGCCTGACAATATTGGTAATCTTGTTGGTGGTCCATTTGACATAGGTTATGAAGGCGATGGTAAAGTTTTAAAACCGGGAGCTACATTTGGCAATGGGATGTTTGAAGAATCTGAACAATCCTTAGAAGACAAAGCCGAACAATTAGGTATCTTACGAGAAGGTACTTCACCAGACCCACAAAAGCTAGAACTATCTCCAGCACAAAGAGCTGCGAGAAGAATGGAAAAATTAATCCATGACCAAATTGAAGAATCAAATGGTTCTTCTGAAATGAGAAGTGCGTTACTAGAATCAGCACTATTAGGAACAGGAATTATTAAGGGTCCTTTCAATTACAACAAAACTCTTAATAATTGGCAAGTCAATGATGAAGGTGAAAGAGTATATTCACCTGTCAAGGTTAGAGTACCTAGAATTGAATTTGTAAGTTGCTGGGATTTTTACCCAGACCCCGGTGCAACTAATATCGAAGAATGTGAGTATGTTATTCATAGACATAGAATGAATACTTCACAGTTAAGAGCATTAAAAAATATGCCTTACTTTGATAACGATGCTATCCGTGAAGCAATTCAAAATGGTCCTAACTACATAGAAAAAGACTTTGAAAGTCAAATCAAGGACGACTACTCTCCTGAAGAAGCATACTCAAATGCTTTTGAAGTGGTTGAATACTGGGGTATCATGGATGCTCAGTATGCTAGAGAAGTAGGTATTGAACTTGATGAAGACGTAGATGATTTAGATGAAGTGCAAGTTAATGCATGGATTTGTGGTGATAAGTTATTAAGGGCGGTAATTAACCCATTCACACCTTACAGAATACCTTATCATGCTTTCCCATACGAAAGGAATCCTTACAATTTCTTTGGTGTTGGAGTAGCTGAGAATATGAACGATTCACAGCAGATTATGAATGGTCATGCAAGAATGGCTATTGATAACCTAGCTTTGTCTGGTTCTTTGGTATTTGACATAGATGAGTCAGCTTTAGTAGCTGGTCAGAATATGGAAATCTATCCCGGTAAAATCTTTAGAAGACAAGCTGGGATGCCGGGACAAGCCATTTATGGTTTAAAGTTCCCGAACACTGCACCTGAAAACATGATGATGTTTGATAGGTTTAGACAGTTAGCTGATGAGCAAACAGGCATACCAAGTTACTCGCATGGTCAAACAGGAGTACAAAGTATGACTAGAACTGCTTCCGGTATGTCAATGTTATTAGGAGCAGCAAGTTTAAACATTAAAACAGTTGTTAAGAATCTTGACGACTTTTTATTAAAGCCTTTAGGTGAAGCATACTTCCAATGGAACATGCAATTCTTTGAAGGTGATTTAGACGTTAAAGGTGATTTAGAAGTTAAAGCAACTGGTACCAATAGCTTAATGCAGAAAGAAGTTAGGTCACAAAGACTTACTATGTTTTTACAAACTGCACAAAGTCCAGCCATTGCACCATTTGTTAAGATTTCTAAGTTGGTTAGTGAACTTGCCTACAGTCTTGATTTGGACCCTGATGAAATACTCAATGACCCAGAAGAGGCTGCAATGATGGCACAAATAATAGGTATGCAAAATGTTAGACAAGAAACTGGCGAAGAAGCTCAACCTCTTGGTGAACAACCGGGAGCTATGGGAGGCATTCAAGGAACACCTCAACAACCAACGGAACTTGGACCTACAGGCACTGGTGGTGGCAACATCGGAGTTGGAAATGTACCGGTTGCAGGGGAAACTACGTTTAGTGGGACAGTTGGAGCAGCTGGAGCTGCAGGTCAAGGAAGCCCTGAATAGAAAAGAGGAAAACAATAATGGTTAAGAAAAGTTTATTAGAAGAGGACAAATACCCTAACGAGGGTCTAGAAGCTTTAGCAAAAGAAGCTCCTGAAGTAGTTAAAAGAATGGGCTATGCTGAAGGTGAAGAAGTAGGCGATAGAAAATTTAAAGTACATTTAGATATGTTAAAAACTGTTAGAGGTAGTGGTTTAGACGATGTAGCCTATGATGAAATGATTATGACTATGCAAGACAATCCTAACCTATCAGGATTTAAAAAAAGACACAGTGAGTTTGATAGATTTTTAGTAAATGATAAAGAACAATTATTAGACTTTTTACAAAATAGAGATAAGTATTTAGAAAGAGAACAAAAAGCTGAAGGTGGTGAAATGGATGAAATGGAAGGTTTACCATTTGCTCCAGAATATGAAATGGAAGAAGAAAATGAAATGCTACCTGACGAAGAAATGGAACAAAACTTTATAGACTTTATAGTGGACGAAGCATTGTCCGAAGAAGAAGAGTCTATGTTAATGGAACAACTAGAAGCTAATCCTGAGTTGAGCATGGTGTTTGACAAAGTGATTGAGAAAGCTTCCGAGTTTACTGGAGCCGGTCCTGTTGATGGTCCGGGGACAGGCACTTCAGATGATATACCTGCTAGGTTATCAGATGGAGAATTTGTCTTTACTGCCAAAGCAGTTGAGCAGATTGGTGCAGACAACCTCATGAAAATGATGAAGGATGCCGAAGCTGCTTATGATGCTGGTGGTGAAAGAGAAGCTATGCAAGATGGCGGTGAAATTCAACTAGAGGAAGATGATAAGAAAGTTGAAGTCGAGTACACTGTAAATAGACCAATAACAGCTGAGCAATCACTGTTAGGTCAAATGCAACCAGAGTCCGAGACCGATATGGAAATCAAGAAATCTATGATGTCACCATTTGGTCATGTGCGTAGTTAAAGATTAACCGAAAGGCGACCTTTGCAAGACAAGCCCTGCCCGTACAGCAGCTACCTTGTAATATTTGCTAAGCCCTGAATAGGAGAAAAAGATGGCTAAAGAAGAAAAGGCTAACCCGTATAATGCGAATAAAAGTTGGCACAAAGTAGAGCAGAAAGTTTTTGTTGATTCAAACAACTTATTCTTTCCAGACCCCGAAGAAGAAACTGAAGAAGTAGAAGCAGAGGTGGTAAATGAAGAACAGGAAGTCAAAGAGACAAAATCTGATGATAAACCCTACAAGCGACCCGACTATAAAAAACGTTATGATGACTTAAAGAGACATTATGATAGTAAGCTCAATGAGTTTAAACAGAGAGAGCAAGAGTTATTAGACCAAGCTCGTGAAGGACAACCAAAATATGTTCCTCCAAAATCTGAAGAAGAACTGGCTGAGTTTAAACAAAAATATCCTGATGTCTACGATGTAGTGGAAACTGTTGCATCTATGCAAAGCGAAAGCCGAGCAAAGACTCTAGAAGAGAAGGTTAAACTTCTACAAGAAAGAGAGCAAGAGTTAGTAAGACTAGATGCTGAGAAAGAACTCAAATCAAGGCATCCTGATTTTGATGATATCAGAAACAGTGATGATTTCCATGATTGGGCAAAGGCTCAACCTGAGTCAATTCAAAGCTGGATTTACAGCAATGCAAGTGACCCAGAAGCAGCAAGTCGAGCATTAGATTTATTTAAGTCTGACATGGGTATTAGTTCTAAAAAGTCATCGGCAGGTTCTAAATCCAAAGCTTCAGCGGCTGACATGGTTTCTGCAAAGACAACCAACGTTGAGCCAAAACAAGCGAAAATTTGGACCGAAAAGGAGATTCTAGCTTTATCTCCAGCTGAGTTTGATAGACTTGAAAAAGAAATCGACAAGGCTTGGGAAGAAGGTAGAATCAGTAGATAAACTTTTATATTAACCCAAGGAGTAAAAAATGGCACAGTATTTTGAACCAACCCCAGATACCAATGCTAACTTTGCGGACTCCGTAGCCGGTCAGAATAATAGTTTCTTCCTGCCTTCCATATATTCTGCTAAAGTTTTAAACTTTTTCAGAAAGGCATCAGTGGTAGAAGCTATTACAAATACTGACTACTCCGGAGAAATCAGCAATTATGGTGATTCTGTTAAAATCATTAAAGAGCCAGTAATCTCAGTGTACGACTACACAAGAGGTTCTGATACAACTCAAACCAAGCTAACCGACCAAGAGCTAACACTCGTAGTCGATTCAGCTAAAGCTTTCAAATTCATCGTAGATGATATTGAGAGAGATATGTCTCACGTCAACTTTAAAGAAGTTGCAACATCTTCAGCAGCTTATGCTCTAAGAGATTCTTTCGATGCAGCAGTTATCGAATCAATGTTCTCAGGTGTTTCTTCTTCTTCACCAGACCATGTACTAGGTGCAGACTCAGCAACAAAATTAGCTGCTGACGTTTACGATGGTGCAGGTTCTATTGACTTAGGGATTACAAGTGAAACAGACCCATTAAACGTACTTGCAAGAATGGCAAGACTATTAGATGATGCAAACGTTCCTGAAGAAGGTAGATGGTTTGTAGCTTCACCAGAATTTTATGAGCAACTGTCTCAGTCTGGTTCTAAGCTTCTTTCTGTTGACTTCAACGCAGGACAAGGCTCAATCAGAAATGGTCTAGTATCTAGCGGTAAGTTAAGAGGTTTCAACATGTACAAATCCAATAACATTGCAGCTGTTTCATCTGCTACAGGAAAATGTCTAGCTGGACATATTTCTTCAACAGCAACAGCTCAAACAATCATCTCAACTGAAGTCCTAAGAGACCCAAGTTCATTTGGTGATATTGTTAGAGGCTTACATGTATATGGAGCAAAAGTATTGAGAGACGATGCATTAGTATCAGCTTTCTACACTATTGACTAATTATAGTTACGGGGGAGTCTTAGGACTCCTCCATTTTTACAAGGAGAGACAATGTACGACAAGAAAAGAAAAGGCTACATGGGTGGCATGAAGGTTGAAAAAGTTGATGGTATCATGGATGGCAACAAAGCAGCTAGACGTGAAATGAAAAAAGGCGGCAAAATGAGATATGGTTATCAGGATGGCGGTCTTGTTGAAAAATCAATGAAAAAGGCTATGCCTTGCTAACATGAAAGTACCAGCACCTAAAGGTTATCATTGGATGAAAAGTGGCAAAAGCTACAAGCTAATGAAAGACCCTGTTGGCGGTTATAAGCCACATAAAGGAGCCAGTAAATCAGCAAACTTTGAAATACAAAAAATACATAAGAAATAATGGCAACAACATATTTAGATATAACTAACGAGGTTCTAAGAGAACTAAACGAAGTACCACTAACTGCAGCAAACTTTGCAAGTGCGATAGGACTACAAAAGTTTGTAAAAGATTCAGTCAACAAAGCATTGTTTGACGTAGCTAACGAAGAACCTCAGTTGCCTTTTTTCTCAGCAGGATTAAGTGGTAGTACAGACCCTTTTTATGGGAATGTTACAGTATCAACAGTAGCAGGTACCAGATGGTATTTGTTAAAGTCAGATAGTTCTAGTCTTACAACAGATTATGCATCAATAGATTGGGACGACTTTTATCTGACAACAATTAATGTCTCAGGTGAATCAGCACCTTATGTCTCACAAGGTTTAAAATATTTAGACCATGCAGATTGGGCAAGATATTACAGAGACCAAGAAAATGAAGACGATGCAAACGGACAAAATTATGGTGAACCAAAATACGTTATACAATCACCAGATGCTAGGAAATTTGGTCTAAGTCCTATACCAGACAAAGTTTATAATGTGCATTTTTATGCCTTTAACAGACCAACAGCTTTATCAGCTTATGACGATACAATAGTTTTACCAGAACAATACAGTAATGTCATTACATCGAGAACTAGATATTATGTTTGGCAATTTAAAGAATCTCCACAACAAGCAGCATTTGCTTTGGAAGATTACAAAAAAGCTATGAAATATATGAAGTCAAACTTAATCAATCAAGCTCCGTCACGAATGACAGACGATAGAACTTATTTTTAATTTATGGCACGTTCACAACCTTATACAGTTGCCTGTAGTGGTGGTTTAGTTAAGTCAGCTAACTCTATAGACTTATTAAGAACTCCCGGTGCAGCCACAGTTTTACAAAACTTTGAAGTGGCTATTGAGGGTGGCTATAGAAGAATTAATGGCTACTATAAGTTTGGTGAAGGTAGTGCAACACAACCAACAGGCGGTACTAGCGAAATTTTTGGTGTTACACCCTATGCTGACGGAGTGTTAGTTGTTGTTGGTAATGCATTGTATTTTTCACAAGATGGTATTACTTGGTTACAAGTAAATAAAATATCTGCTGTAGCTGGTGATAACTATACAACCTTTACAGGTAAATCAGCATCTGTAAGAACTGGACAAGGACAAGCAACTTTTGCTTTATTTGAAAGTGCTGGGATGGATTATGGTGAAATATTTATAGCCGATAATTCTACTAAAGATATATTTTCATTTAGAATGGAAGGTACTGGAGATTTAAACACTAGAACTTTTTATGCTAAAGAAATACAACCAAATGGAGCTAATACTCCTGTAAAGTTTATTACATCACATGACCATCACTTAATTGCTGCTGGGGTAGATGGAGAAGAAACTACAGTTTACTATAGTGTTTATAATGACCCTAATAACTTTAGTGGAGTAGGAGCAGGGTCTGTAGTTATTTCAGATAAAATAGTAGGAATCAGAGGATTCCGTGAAGATTTAATAGTATTTTGTGAAAACAGTTTACATAAATTAATAAACATAAACGATTCAGCAAATATACGAATTGACCCTATTGCTGAAAACGTTGGCTGTTTAAGTGGCTATAGCATACAAGAGATAGGTGGTGACTTAGTATTTTTAGCACCAGATGGTATTAGAACAGTTGCTGGTACTGCAAGAATTGGTGACGTTGAGTTAGGTACAGTATCAAAACAGATACAACCTATATTGAATGACTTAGCAAGAAACGTTAATGACTATGTAATTAATAGCATGGTTCATAGAGATAAGTCACAATATAGATTATTTTATACCAATAGATTATTAAATGATAATCAACAAGAAGGAATTATAGGAACATTAAGACCAGATGGCTTTCAATGG